TATTCCTTGCCGTTCGCATCGATATAGGTCACGTAGTCATGCCGATGCATAGATTCTAGGATTGTACCATCGGGGGTACGAATTCGATTGGATACAATTTTCTCCATCATTTACTCCTAACGCTCATCGATTTTCTCAAGGTCCATCATCTCAAACAAAATATATTTGGCTACATTCAATTGCTTACGAATTCGCTCTCGGCGTTTTGTTTCGAAACTGTTCTGGTCTCTCCACTCATTTTTATCAGCAGCAGCCAACTCTTCCTGACAATCACTCAGGATACCTGCAACTACCATCTCCAACCCACTTAATCGTGCGGTGAGGCTATTAATATACTGCTCACGGATGTCACTCTCAGACATACCAAACATTTCCTTAGACATAATATTCGTCTCCTATAAAAATATCGTCCGATTCTAAGTCAGCACAAAAATCACTAAAACCTACATTGTATGCGATAGGATCTAATTCCTTCAACGCATAAGCAGGGTCAAATTCAATACCACATACCTTGATTGTTGGATTACAATCGTTCAGCATCTCATTATACATTTCAAGAGCATCCGCATAACTAATAACTTGTGCCATTTTTTTCTCCTATTATACTGAATAAAGAACGGTATCACCGACTGTATCGGATGGGATATCGTCAAAATACAGGGAATCGCCGGAAATATACACCGATCCTACGGCATCATCATAATCCATGTTCATTGTCATACGAACATCCAGATCAGGATCAACATTTGCCAAAAGGGCAATCAAATCACGCACTAGCATTTCTTTCTCCTTAATTCTCACTCAATACAATCATTATACAGGGATGGGCTATTAATGTCAAGCGGAACATTCGGTTAAAACGTATTCAATGTAGGTTCATTGTCATAAATGTAACCACGTTCTACCGCATAGGCATTTTTCCGACCACGAACTACCTCTAATATTTCATAGGTGAAAGTTGCATCTTTGTTACGTCTTATAAATTTGCAAAGATTCCAGTTTTTTGTTTCACATTTGGCACGTGAAACGTGTTTTTGCCAGCGTATTTTAACACTTTTCAAAAAGGCACGTCCTGTTGCCACCGTGACACCAATATAGGTATCGTTAGTATCTTGGCATGTTACCAGATAGATAACGTAATTTCGGTCATTTCGCTTTTTCTTTATCATGTTACTATTATGGCAGGTCAGGGCCATAATGTCAAGCGGTAATGATAGGATTTGTTGTATTAATACAACGGATTGTTACTAATTAGGCAAAATTTGTGTGGATAGTAGAATCACAGGTTAACATAAAATTAATAAAATGAACAGCATCGGACTCATTGTTAAAATGACGGATGATGGTTTGGGAAGTGTATTGGGAGAAAAATATCAGCAGGATATCATCACCAACGGTAGAGAATTTAATCGCCCATCCATTCCTTGCAATGGGCGACCAAGACTTTGATTTACTTAGCATTTCCAGATACAGTTTGCGTACCCGTTTGAATGAATTTCTTTGCATCTTCAGCCATGTTAGTGTTGAAAGTGGACATCTTCTTTGTATATGTAGTTAAATATCCATCTGTCAATGAATCTAAACAGGCAATAGTGAGTTCATTTATATTTTTTTGTAGTTCAATAGTTTTAATTGCTGCATTTTCTGTTTTACGAACTACATCATTAAATGTATAAAATGTAGGGAATTGTGGTGTGTTTAATAACATTGTAGTTTCCTTTTGTAGTTGAATTCGTTAATTAATTGCTCTACGTCAGCAGTATTTTTTGGATTGTGTGCCGAGATATATTGTTCTATCTCAGAAATTTGTGGTCTTGTGAACCAGTCTATCAATTTGTTTAGCATTGCGCCTCCTATACTAATATATAGTATTTTTCATGTTGCAAGGCACAATTTTTTAGGTCTTTTTCAGGTGATCTTTACGTATGCGGCAGGATACCCATGCATTATAATAATTGTCACTCAATAGGGCATGGCGTGAGAATATCTCATAGGTTTCCCAGTATGAGCATTCCGATTTTGATTTGCATAGATGCAGGATAGTCCTTTCGAATCTATCTGCCCCTAGTTCTTTTACTTCTGCTTTAAGTGTTTCGTTGGAGCCGTAATAGGTTTCCCAGTCGGACGGCTTTCTGATCTTTTTTCTTTTTCCTTTGACTTGACGGTAACCAGCTTTACTAAAGTATTTGCGTCCAATGTATCGTCTCCCTGTATCTAGATTTTCGATCATGTAAACAAATCCCACGTTGTCTCCAATGTGGGATTCATCGAATTCATCTAAACCATGCTCATAAAGCCATGTCATTCATCGTCCTCATCATCCTCATATGCATCATCTGGTATGTGCATATATTCACCACAGAATGGGCATTGTGATGGATCCGTTTCAGTATCCTCTGGTTCATAACGTATACTGAACTCCGAACCACATGCATCACAAGTATGATCTATATTTACCAATTGAACTCTCCTTAGTTACACCAAGACTGTTTTGCCTCACCGAAGTATTCACGAGCAAAACCGTTTGCAATTAATTGAGCACGGAGACTTTGACCATCTAGAATAATATCTCCTAGTACACGTCCACCGAACTTGTCCCAACCATATAGTGTCGCTTGACGTTTAGTCGATTTAGCAACTAGATTTTTGGTGAATGCTGATGCTGCTTGACCACGTTGATCCTCTTGTGGACATTGAGCTCTAAATCCTTTTTCTGGTGTGTCAACTCCAAAAACACGAACAGCCAATTCTTGTTTGAGTGGTGGCGGTAAAAATGGTGCAGCAATGACTACGGTGTCACCATCACTAACACGAAGGATAACTGCTTCATATGTTACACCCTCTGGTGTTTTTGCTGCTTGTACTGGTAAAAACAAACATAAGAATAAAAATCCTACTATGGCATACAATTTTTTCATACTCTTTCCTTACATATCTGGTTATATACATCATTTCTTGCTGTTGTTGGAGTCAACATTTCAACCGTGTATGCACCATATTCGTGCGATCCTCTGAAAATTAATGTATCATCGGGATCCACATACCACTCAAACAAAATATACAGATTGGCTTCTTGACAATTTAAAACTCCGTAAGTATATATCTTGCTTACTTCAGACTTAATTGCTTCACTATAGTATGGCTTCTTGTATAATGTGGCAGCATGAAATTCATACATGTCCTTGTGCTCTTTGAACATTCCTTTTTCTAGGTACAATAACCAGTCGGCTCTCTCTGCTCCGAGAACCCACTCACTTTGGACAAATGGAATTTTAGTTGGGCCGTCTTGTATTTCTACAAAAGGTAAACGATATTGTTCTGCTGAATATACTGGCAACACCATTAATAATGCCATTACAAAAAATAATAGGCGTTTCATGGATTACTCCTTTAAATGCCTATTTAGATCGAATTTTATCTAGTGCTTTGATTTGTTTATACTTATCATACTTGTCCCAATAATGGCATACAACAAATATAAAAACGACTATTGATACAGTTAATGCATAAAACTCCCAAGAACCGACATTTACCATTTTTTAAGCGGGCAAGTGACTGATTTTATTCGAACTTTTAGGGGCATAAAGCATCCACATTCCTTACATAGCCTTATAATGGATAAACTATCACATTCCCTGCAAATGTCATATCTTGCCTTAGCTTCTGGTATTTCGTCGGTTTCTGCTTCAGTTTTTCTGAAGGATTCATCGTCTATAACCAACCATGTTCTCCTTGTTCAATTGTGCCAATTTTAATAGTAGGAATACTCGTATCCAAAACCAACCTATATCGAATTCATACCATTTACTACTTAGTTTTGGACTTGCAGGAGATGAATGATGGTTATTGTGTAGTTCCTCACCACCAACAACTATACCCCAAGGAACTATATTACTTGATTTATCTTTAGTCACATAATTTCTATAACCAAACCAATGACCAATACCATTGATTACACCTGCTGCCCAGAATGGTATCCATGCCATCTGTATCAACCAGATTACAATACCCCATCCATTAAACAATAGTGTATTTAAGACCAATAATAGTAGAACACCATGCACTTCAAATTTGCTATAAACATTTCGTTCTATCCAATCATCTGGTGTACCTGCACCATACTGTTGGATCATATCTTTATCTTTTGATGCATTGGTATATAATAACGCACCACCTAGGAATACTTTCCAGATACCAAATACATGTGGGGAATGAGGATCACCATCTATGTCAGAATAACGATGGTGCTTACGATGGATTGCAACCCATTCTTTTGTTACCATTCCAGTCGTTAACCACAACCAGAATCGCATGAAGTGAGTTATAATTGGATGATAGGTAACAGCCCTATGTGCCTGCCCTCTATGAAGAAACAGGGTGACACATAGGATTGTTATGTGAGTTGCTATCAGTAGATAGACTAATTCCATTACGCAGCCTTACCCCAAACGTCCACCCAATCTCCGGATAGCGCCCCCTTAGCATAATCTGTGGATCTGTTTTCAAAGAAATTCGTATGTGTTGGTGCATTAATCATCTCCTCTACCCATGGCAATGGATTCTTTTTAACTTTGAATATACCTTTAAGACCAAGACTAATCAAACGACGATCTGCAATGTAACGAATATATGTTTTAACTTCATCAGCAGTTAACCCTGGCATCTCACCCATTTCAAATGCTAAGTCAATGAAATGATCCTCTAGTGTAACCATTTTCTCTGCAATAGTATAGATGTCAGATTTGAGTTGGTCATTCCATATTTCTTTGTTTTCTTCAATGTATGTACGGAATAATCTAATCATTGATTCGGTATGCATTGTTTCATCAACGATAGACCATGTTACTATCTGTCCCATACCTTTCATCAATCCTTGGCGTGGGAAGTTTAGTAACATAATGAATGAACTGAATAACTGCATACCTTCTGTAAACGCAGAGAATACAGCAATATGCTTTGCTGTGTTTTCTTTTGTTGTATTTTGTTGTGCAATATCAATTATATAATCATGTTTCTGTCTCATTGCATCATATTCTAAAAATTGATTGTACATAACATCTGGTAGACCAAGTGTTTCAATCAAATGTGAATATGCTGCAACGTGGAGTGCTTCCCTTGCTGCAAAACCAAGTAACATCATTCTTACTTCTGGTTGTGGGAAGTATGGCAAATAGTTTTTAACATAACCACCTGCCACATCAATATCACCTTGTGTAAAGAATCTAAAAATGTGTGTAAGGAATTGTTTTTGTTCTGCTGTTAGTTTGTTCTTCCAGTCTTTAACATCTTCTGCCATTGGAACTTCACTATGCATCCAATGTGATTGTTCATGCTTCAACCATGCTTCGTATGCCCATGGATAGTGAAATGGTTTGAAGAATGTTCTTTCTTCCTGCAAGTTACTTTGGTGTTTCTTTATCATCTACCTTGACCTCTATATTTTTTAAAACTTCTTTTTTCTTGTTTATTCATTGTTGCACGTTTAGGATCGCCACCCTGTTTTGTTTGTTTGTGTACTTTTGTATGTTTACTAGATTCGCCTTTTGCCATGTTATCTCCTCATGTTATTTACTCTTATAGTTTACGTCCTGTTTTGCTTCTAGTTCTCTCATGTCCATGGCAAGGTCTGCTACACCGTGCCAATCTTCGTTTGCTATCATGACTTGTAAATATTCTAGTAATATTTCTTTTTGCGTTCTATACTCTCTGTAATCTTTATTTGCCATTTTCTTTCTTCTCTAGTGGTTGTGCGGTTACGGCAGGTGGTGCATCAGGAAATACTTTTTCTACTGTCCATGTTGCTGCCATCCAACCTATTGCTGAAAAAAATCCCCATACAATCATTTCACCTATCATATCATTTCTCCATTAATTTGTCAACAAATTGTTTTAATAATCCGTGATGCTTACCTTGATTCCAATGACGATGTAAGTATGGTTTGTCATACCAATATTCTTCTGCCTCAAGGTGTGGTCCAATCAATCCTATACGTCCTTGGATAATTGCTGCTGCGTCTCCGTTTTTGTATCTGGCAACGGTTTCATAATACTCTGGGTTTCCGATAAACGAAGGTCCATCGTAAAAGAAGAATCTGTCATCTGTGCCGTTCCAGTTACATTCAATTGCTTTTGAGTAGGATCGTCTGGTACATGTGTTTGGTCGTTTGATATACTGGACGGGTTGTGCTCCGTACAATAGATTAAAATAATGAGGCCCAGCCCAATAGGCACCCATACAGATACCAAGATATCTGCCACCTCGTTTGATATAGTCGGTGATAAGATCCCCATTAAACTTAAAATATGTGTCATAAGAATCGCTATCACCGACACCTCCAGGGAAACAAGCGATATCAACAGAATTAAAAAAGTCGTCCTCAATTTCATGTTTTGTATATAATTTATAAGTGTAACTAGAGCCAAGTGCTTTGATTATACCATTGCACGATTGTACTGAACATTTAGGATGCTGAACAAATAAACCAATGGTTGGCATTTTAGTTTACATCAACCTTCACATGCAAGGCAAACTCCATCATCCAAAGCCAATTGTTTTAAATCAATTTCTTGTATGATATCACGTTCAATCTTTTTCGATACCTTGTCTGCCTTTGCGAGTTTTTCACTACGGCAGTAGTAAAGTGTTTTCAATCCTTGCTTCCAAGCCTGATAGTGTACTGCATGTAGGTACTTAATATTTACATCAGGTCTAAAGAATAAGTTAATTGATTGTGCTTGGTCAATGAATTGTTGTCTATTCGCAGCATGATCTACAATCCATCGTTGGTCAATCTCCATACTGGTCTTGAACACATCCTTCGACCAACTATCAAGTATATCCAAATGCTGCACAGAACCATCGTTTGCAATGATACTTGACCAGATTTCTTGATAATCTAATTTTGGATCTGCATCACATTTACCTTTGATGATTGCATCCAAATATTTGTTTTTGTTTAAGTAGGCACCGGATAAAGTGTCTTGACGATATGCATTAGCTCTGTAGGGCTCAACACTAGGAGAAGTATTACCCATGATAATAGAGGAGCTAGCATTAGGAGCAATGGCCATAAGATGACTAAATCTGTTCCCTGTACCAACTGCATCAGGTGCCTCACCTCGTTCTGTACCGAGTTTAATATTCGCTTCATTTAATTTTTCTCTAATATGTTTAAACATTTTTACATTTGTACCCGTGGCAATGGCTGACTCCCATGCAATATTTCTTCTTTGTAGATATGCATGAAATCCCAACGCTCCAATTCCGATGCTTCGTTCACGTTCAGCAGAATACTTGGCTCGTCCGATTGCATCAGGAGCATTATCAATGAAATACTGAAGTACATTATCAAGCATCTCTGCAATATCAGCAAGAAATAAAGGATCGTCTTTCCACTCATCATAATACTCCAAATTCACGGATGATAAGCAACATACTGCGGTTCTTTCTTTATCTGTTGGTTGAATGATTTCAG